CCGCAAGTTTGTCGAGTGCATCGCTAGCCCCGACCAATTCTTCCGGCTTGGTCACCTTTTCTGCGCCCTGCGCTTCAAGTGTTCGCTTGGTCTCGTCATTGTGCTTTTCCACGTCAGCGAAACCTTCGGGGGCGTCAATTTTTTTCGTTTCTTCGGGCATATTTTTAGAGGTTAGAGTTTCTTACCGTCGTTCCAGGCATTGTCATCGGCAAGGTCTGGAAAATTCGAAATAGACTTCTGCTCTGCCGGCGGATTCGCGAGTGTTAATAGTGCGCGGACAGCGGCCTGATAGCCAAGCAGCTCGCCGGACCGGATTAGAATACGATTAATTTCACCGCCGGCAATCAAAACTGGTGTTTCCTCCAATAATTTTGGAAGCAATCGTTGACCAGTTCGGGTGTTGAGAAATGCGCGCCAAGCGGCTACGTCTTCAGACGAAAATTCGGAGGGGTCGTTGGTGATTTCCATATCATAGGGGTGTTTGTTCTGGTTGGGCGGATAGTTCTTGAGATTGGGCGGCTAACTCTTGGGCTTTGGCGTCAAGTTCCTTTAATTTTGCAAGAGTCGGACCTACGTTCTTCACAAACTCTGCAATTTGCGCTAATTGTTCCTTCGGAGCGCCGGCAGCTTGCGCGCGATTGAAGTGCTCAGTTACGTGGGCAGCGATTACCTCAAACATATTTGTATCCGCTTGGCCCTGAAGAATAGCTGCTGCCGTTTGTTCAGCCACCGGAAGCAACACACTCAAATGAACTAAATGATTGTCGCGTGGACTGACCGGCACCGGTTGGGCTTGCTGCAAAAGTTGCAGTTCCATTTGCTGCAACCGAAGTTGTTCGGCCTGTTCAGTCGGATCATTTTCCGGCAGTAGCACGCGGTCTGCAAAATCCGCACCAATCTGAGCAGTGCAAGCCTCAACTTCAAGCTGTCGTTGGTTGTAAAGCGGATTTCCGCGCTTCTCTGAAGCCGCGGCGACGATAAGTTGCCGTTGAATTGGGGTTAAATCGCGAACTGTGCCGGCGACGGGCTGCTCCGCAAGTTCAGCAATTTCTTTTTTTGTCATCGTCTTGAGCAACTCTTTCTGCGCTTCCTTTGCGTCTTCATCAATTGTTTCCGGGTCACAAATCCTGCGCTGCATAGTTTGCACCATGTTCACGAACTGCTCAATAAACCGGGTAATCCGAACGTCTTTGCTTTCTTCCTCGCGCGCAGCAAGTAGATTCCAAGCTGCTGGCGAGCGCATAGCTTCCCCGCCTTGTGCCGCCATTTGCGGTGGGCTCACATTTCCGATTAGTTGATCCACAAGCGTTCCGAAGTATGCGTCAAGCTTGAGAAAAGGTTCAATATTACCGTCAACCTTTTGTTCAATCGGAGTCCAGCCCATTGGAATAATCATCGCCGCACCAACAACACTAAGTTTGAACTTATGAATATTTCGAATATCCCCTTGCCAAATAGTTTTGCCGCTCAACATTGCCCGGTCAACAATTTCATTACGTGTTCGATCCAACATTCCTGCCAATTCGTAAATGTCCCGGCCAATTCCTTTACTGCCCGTCATCGTTCCATTGCCCTTCTGGTATGCGAAAAATGAAAGACACGATTCCATTGACTCGAATCGGTCGTCCTTCGAAAAAATCTCCAATAACTCCGTTCCGGCTAGCTGATAGTGAGAAACCTTCCCGGTTACCTCGCGCGCGAGTAAGTGATAAACCGTAATCACGCTCGCGCCGGCCATGTAACTAGCGCCAACCGTCAGCTCCCGATTAGCGTTCTGATACCAGATTTCAGTTGTTCCGTTGACGCCAAGGTTATCTCTGATTTGATTCGGTGAGGCGGTGTTGATTACACAGATACTATTTTTGATATTGTATCCGACAGTGTCTGCGGCTTCTCTATCCTTGATTTTCTCGAAAAGTTCATGGGGAAGCAAAACCTCCTTCAGCACCGCTACCTGACAGAATCGCGATTCCTGCTTCGTCCCATCGGCAAGGAACGCTTCGTCGAACATGAACCGCTGTGGAAACCAAGTAAATTCGTCGAGCCACGCGACGACGGAACTCCCAAAAAGCGCGTTGTTAAACGCAATGTCTTCGAGTAACGTTTTCCACCCCTTGCGCGCCCGAATCGTCTTGGTGATGGTGTATTGAAACGTCTCAGATTTTTCTGTCGAGTTCTCCCACTTATCAGAGAGCCCGGCATTAGTAAAATATTTCAACCCATCAACCGCCTGCACAAACCTCGGCGCAACCTTTTCGATCATCAACGGCAACGGCTTGGTCGTAAAGTTGTTCTTCCATCCGAGCCCTTCGGATTCCAACTGTTTGTTGTCGTATGGCCGCTCTGCGTTGACCTTCGCCAGAATCCGGGAATTAACAATCGACCGCTTGCGACCCGCTTCAATAACGGTGTTAACGACGCTGCGCGCCATACACGCATCGCGAATAGATTTTTGGGCCGGCTTGCCTTTTTCGGATACGTCCGGGGACTGTATCAAGCCGCCTTGGGATTCGCCGGAGGGCGGTTGCGGCCAATTGGGGTCAGGTTTACATGATTCTGGCATACCTATTTAATAGTGCGCTTTTTGTCCCAAATACGCAACCACAAACGCTTTGGGCATCGTTCCGTGGTTAACATAGTTTTGGCGTCCACAAAACAAGTGCAGAGTCTGCATTGCCGCTCGTCGGTTAATTCACGACACTGTTCGCATGCGTTTAAACGTGCTTCTTGTTCGCCACCGGTCGTAATAATGCGGTATCCGAGCCACCGGGCATAAACGAGCCGGATCGAAGTCGCGAACGCACGAAAAGCTGACGAAAGTTTGATTATCGTGATCGTTTCCTCCAACAATGCGCCGGCAATTCAGGATTTTCTACCGTTACCCGGTCGAGCCAAACATCAACGCTGGGATCGGAGCCGAGAACGGCGCAGCCATGAAAAGTAATCCGTTCGTCAACCGGTTTTCCATCGAGCACAATCCGTCGCAATTCCTTTACGGCCCCTTTGCACGATGCGCAGCCCTCCGGCAGACTGAGATTCTTCGGGCAGTTCGCGCACACGTTCGCGCGCTCGCGCATGACGTGTTCCGCAACGAAAGTAATACCACCGCGGCGAATATCGTTAAACCAATTCAAGACGCGACCCTTTAGGCTCACTTCTTTTCGTTTCTCACGAGTAACCGAACTATCTTCGTGGCAGAGTGAAGCGTTATTCTGGCACGCTTGCGCGTTGACCTCGACCTCTGGATTGCCGAGAGGTAAATTATTTCTCTTTCTGTAAGCGATAACTTTGACAATAACCGCCCTCCAGTTCGGGCCGATAATTAGAGTCCCGTCCGGCTCTTTGTATCGATAGCCGGACTTCGGGTAGAGGTTTACGTTTATTCGTTGGATATTTTCCTTTCCGGGCAATCAGCCGTCGAGTTGATCCAGGTTATCCGTGCGGTTGTCTACCGTCACCCGCGCGCCGCCTTTGTAACTACGGGCTGCGTCTTCCCAATCGTCGCCTGCGCCCCCAAAATCGGCGGACTCGTCGAGTTTCATGCTCAGAACTAGACCGCTACCCTTTCTGGCTGCATGAACGAGCAAAGTCAAACTGTCCGCTTCATTCGGGGATTCACCGTTTGGCGTCCGAGAAATATAATCTTCTTTATTTTCAACACGAGACTTCCCGCCAGACGAACGAAAACGCCGGTTCGTGAGTTGCGGCGTAAGCTTTACCAAATCCAACGACGGAGCAATTACAAAATATTGAAATTCCGCCCACGCGCGTAACGCAAACCAAAGTTCGGAGTTGATCCGCTCAAATTGTTCATTGCACAATTTTGTATCCTCTAGCATTAATTTGTCTTTGGATGCCGCCTCGGAATAATTCACCGCATGAATCGATTGACTCCACTCGTGTTTGATTAAATCGGCGATACCCGCGCCCACGCCGGTCCGGTCGCAGCAGAAAAATTCTCCTTTCACGCCGGACTTCCGATTTAGTTCAATCAACCTGTCCTTGACTTCGACTGTGTCACCTTTCGGCAGAGTGAATTGCTGGTCTGCTTGTAAACCCCAACGCACAATTACATTGCCGGACCGATCTTTGAACATAAGTTTGCGGCCTGTTGGATGGTCCAACGACGGAGGAAAATTTATTCCGGTAGTCTTCCCCCATTTGCCGAGAGTGTAAATGATGGCGTCTCCTTTGAGAGCCAAATCAGCAGCGGCAACTGACTGAGGGGCGTCATACCAAATAAATTCTCCGCGAAGCTTGGGCAAAAATCCCGTTGGAATAATTTGCAGCTCAATTCCTTGCGGCGCATACGCCCCGCGGCCCATGCTGTAATATCCGGGGGCCTGCTTACCGCCGGCATTTTTCGCAATTACTTCGAGTCCCGCGCGAGTTTGCAGTCCAGGATAAACTATGCGGCCCTGAACAACGTTTTCGCATTTTTCGCCGTCGAGACGCAACACTTCCCAACCACGAGTCGAAGTCCAACGAAAATGTTTTTCAATATCAAAACTTTCCCAGCCAAACGGCGGCTCCGCGCGCTCGTGCGCGGTATTCGTCGGGTCTTTCGGGTTGTATGCGGCGAAAATCTTAAAGCCGTCCGACTCGCCGGTTTCTTGAACGTTCGAAATGATATTATCTATGTCCGACCAGATTCCGCCGGGCACATTTTCAATTTCGTCGATGAAAATGAAAAGCCTCGTCAGCGCACCGAAGACAGCGTGTGGTTTACTGCGCGCCTTGCGCTTAACGCCCTGTAATCGGCCCGCCTTTTTAACCTCACCCTTCGGAATTACAATTCCTTTGATTGAGCCGAGCTGATTTCGCCGATCAAGCCCGATGAATAATTCTCCGACTTTACCCGGCATCGGCAATGATGCGCATCCGTGTAAATCAACAAGGTGAGAAAATAAATTTGCTTCAAGGTGGTCTTCGCTGGGACCGATGATTCGAATACTGGTGTTCGCCGGGTCTCGAATCCACTCCAGCATAAACCGCACGCCACCGAGTCCATATGACTTGCTGCATGACGCGCCGCCCATAATCAGGCCCATGCTAGCTTCATCGAAAAGTTTCCACAAATCTTTTGTGAACTGCGGTTCCGGCGTGAATTTATTCGGAGTCCAGAGTAACTGTGCGGCTTCCGCCATGCCGCCGTTGTTCAGAAGAAAGTGAAGCCAATGTTGCAAAACGGGTAAATATTTCTCCGGGTTATTCTCGTCAAGTTTGAGACCGAGCTGAAGAAAATCGTCAATTGCTTTGGCAGCTTCAAGAGGCTTTTCTTTGTGAACAAGCCCGGAGACTACGCCGGCAAGATATTTCTCAGTATCCCCGATCATATTTTTCGTCCACAATCCAGCGCCTGTTGCTCAGTTTCGAACACGACAAGGTCCGACGTTTCCCAGCCCGGCTTATTAAAGTAAACCGCCTGAAACTTTAATTTGCCGCGGGGTTTTAAACTAAAATTAATAACCCGAAAAGATGATACCAATTTGGATTTTATCCGATATAATCTATCTGGCGAATGTTTAACTTGCTTGCAAGCTGAGGACAACAAAATTCTCGTCTTCCACCCGCGGGCGCTCCAGGATCGATCCCAAAGTCGAAAAAGTTCAGCTTGACCGGGCTCCCAATAAGTGTAAATGATCGTCATTTCGCGCGTTTCCAATAATGATAGCATCGGATCAAATCTTCTTCGCAACGCACTTGATGTCCCTTAAGTATTGTTCCCCACGCTTCAAAATTTTCTACTTCTTGAGGTGTCCCTAAAATTTCTACATAGTCCGTGTTAAAAAATCCAACGGATAGCCCATCTTGTATCATCAGATTATACACCAAGGTTATGTAATACTCCCCACCATGATTTATTTTTTGTTTCCAGAGGGAGTCAAAATATTTTTTGACCAAGAGTCCCCTCCGAAAATAATATACCCCGGAACTTGCGAATTCTTGCATGGGATTGTTGGTATAAGACGCTTTTTCTTTAACTTCCATGACCCGCCCTTCAACCTGTTTTATGAACGCCATCTTCGTGCTACTCAGTGTATGTGGGTGAAACCCTGTATGCGTGAACAAACATCCTTCTAATTGATTAGATAAAATGTGGTGTTCAAATTTCTCCCGATCCCACGAAACTGCGCCGTCGCAGTAGGCTACAATTATTGGCTCGTCATCCTTGATAGCCCCAAAAGCTGACGACACCGTCCATACTGGCCCATTTTTATGAGCGGGCATCTCTATTATTTTTGAATTTGGGCGCATACCCGAAATTATGGATCGAATTTTATGGTCTTCGTTGCAAATGAACACAAATTCATCAGACGGCCCAAACATATCAATTACGCGCTGTAACATTAACTTTCCAGAAACAGAAATCAGGGGCTTTGGGAAAAGATACCCCGCATCAACAAATCTTTGGCCTACGCCGGCCATCGGCACAATGATTTTCATACTAGAAGCCCTGATAGTTTGATTATTTTCTCCAATGCTGCGGCTTGACGATAATAAGGCCGAACGGCATGACAATGAATATCCACAATTTTTTTATCCGACACGCGCAAGGGGTTGTAATCATAATCCATACGATCAGTATTCCATGTTGAATTTATGCGTTCGGATTGGTTACAATACCCAAAACCCTTATACTTTATTCGTCCTGACTTAA